ATCATTCTCGTCATAACCCATTCCATCAAATTGAGAATAAGAAACGGCTGTATCGTTAAAAACAGCCTTTAACGGTTCATAATCTTTTTCAGTACCATCAGTAATAACGGCAATTTGATAAAGAGGCATCGATTTTAAAACTTTATTTGAAGCTCTCTTATGCTGCTCATTCACAAATTCATAAACAATATAAGGATACTTTGCCTTTGAAGGAGCTTCATCACGATATACTGGGATACCTGATTTCTTCATGATGTCTCTTAATTCTTGAAAGCTAATTTGCATAAGACAGTGACACCTCCATCAATCGGTCTTCTTCTTTTACATAAATTCGTTCAATATTATAAATACGGCCACCAACTTTTACACGGTAATCCTTTTGATTGTTCTCGATGTCACGATCAATACGGACTTCAATTTTCTTTACAATTTCATTCATATCTTTCGTTGTAAATTTATCAGTAGCCGTAACCCCAATATTGTTATATCGAATTTTCCGTTCTAATGGATATCCCATAACAGGACGGTCTGTTTTCGGATCAATTGTTTCCCCTAATTTAAGTAGCTCTCCCATCCATTTGAGTTTATTCGTCTTCCTCTTCGGCATCATAAACCTCCTGGACAAAGAATGGCGTTAAAGCATCTAAAGCCTGTTCTAATTCTTTTTCAGCGACTCTGTAATCATAGAAAATACCGGCTACCATAATAATTAAATACTCGGTCTGTTTGCCTGTCGCATTCTTTACATAAGTCTTTGCTTGAGTGATATAAAAAGAGAGCATGGTTTCATCCATACCCTCTTCCCAATGAATATGAGATTTTAATTTCTCAATTAATTCATCCATATTAAGCTCCAGTTGCTGCTTTTACTTCAAAACGATATACAGCTGGTTCAAATGGTGAATAGATTAATTGACCATCTAATAAGTTATAGATTTGGAAGCCAACTTTATTTGTACCAGCAAATTTTTCAATTAATTTTTGTAATTCCATCGCCCCAATAACATCTTGGATATGGAACGCTGAAAAGTCACCAAAATATAAAACCGGAACATCTGGTTTTCCTTTCACATCAACTGCATCAGTAACTTCCACAGGATAGCTAACAAGTGTATTACCAATACCACCCTCCACTTGTGTCATTGGACGTAGTAATGGGAAACCATCAGCTGTTTTCATTTTCTCAATTGCCGTTAATGCTGCACGGTTAATAATAAATCGACCTTTTTTCATTACTTCTGTAACTGGTGTATTTTTAAATTCAATTAAAGCATCATACATTTTTTGACCGGCATCAGTTGCCTTTAAATCTACAGGTACAGAAGGTGTGAACGCTACAGCTTTCTTTGCTAATGCACCAGGATTTTCATTTCCAGCATCATCGCCATTAAACATGAAATTAATTTCTTTGCGTACATAAGCCTTTTTCAGCTCGTCCACAACGATTTGTTCAATTGGAGCACCTGTCATTTTTAATAATTTTTTAGTAACAGTAGCAAGTGCATCAAATTCAGCAGGATCAAGTAAAACTTCATCAAATTCAATATCTGTTGCTACAATCTCATCACTATCTCCACGTTCTTTCTTACGTACATTCGCATCTGCTTTCTTAACAAGAACAGGATATTTCATATCTCCAGCCGTTTTATGAACTGAACCGTATTTACGAAGTAAATTTTCTTCTTGAGCATAAGTAATAATTTCACTTGCAATGACTTCTGGAATTGTTACTGAACCATTACCCGCTTCAATACCAAGTGAACGAGCTTCAGCTTCACTAATTCGACCAACTACAAAGTTAGCAAATGCTGAACGAATTTCTTTTTCTTTCTTTTTAGTAGTTTTATGGCCTCGAGTAGAAAGGCCAGTTGCAATAGCTGCCATTGCTGCATTTCGTTGTTCTGGTGTTAAACCAGTTCGATGTTCACCTGTTCCTTCACCTGAACGACCTTCTCCACCTTCTCCAGAACCTTCAGTACCAGATTCCCCAGCACCTTCATCTCCTTCTTCGTCGCCTTCGTCACCTTCACCATCATCTTCAAGATTTGCTAAAGCATCCGCGACTTCTTGTAATTGCTTGTTAATCTCATCGATTTCTTCTTGAATTGCTGGTAAGTCTTCAGCACGTAATTCAGGATTCTCAACCTGTGTACGTAATTCCACTAATCTTTCATTGCTTCGTTTTTGTAGTGCTAATAATAATTGCTTGTTCATTTTATTTTTCCCCCAAGATTTGATTTATTTGTTTAATCATTTTCATTCGTTGTTCTATTTCTTTACCAATTTCTTTACTGCGAACTAAAGATACTTCCGTATCGTCATAAGCTGGTATTGAAACAACCGATATTTCATAAAGTTCTACTTCTTTAATAGTCCTTAATGCTGGTTCAACACTGTAATCCCAATTCTCTTCCGTTATCCAAAATCCAAATGAGCATTGATTAATATCACCCCTGGACATACTTTCAGCTAAATCTCGACCAACAGATGTATTAGGTAATTCAATTTCGAATTTAAGTCCTTTTTCATCCTCTTCCAGTCTCAATGTACCGCTTTTTGTTCTGCCCAGGACGTTATCCCAGTTGTGATTGAATAACGCTCTAATATCACTATTCTCAGAAAGAGAACGAGCGAATGCACCAGGTTCAATAACTTCATCAAACCATCCACCAATAGTTGTCTTTGAATTAAACACAGCTGCATAACCAGTTATCTTGGAAGGTTGCTCTTCCGTAGCATCCCTGGTACTTAATTTGGTGATGTCAAATGTCCGTGTTTCCTTTGTCTTTGCCATTTCCATCACCTCCCTTCAGTGGTGAACCAAGTCTATCAATAGAAATAGATTTAACAGCATCATCTTCAATAAATTCAATCTTCATAAAACACTTACCATGAGAATTAAAACCAGAAGAATTCCAATTAAGATCAACAGCACAAATATTTTTCACTTCTCGTCCATCTACTAAAATACGAGGTACTTCATTAATCCCATCAAGTCGTAATGCTATTTCCTTCATCTTTGTCCCCTCCCTTCAATGAATCATCTGTAGCTTGTTTCTCACCAATTTTTGATAAGTCATTTGAAATATAAATCGCTTGTGATTCAGGTGTATTTTGCATAGGGAATCCAAGCATATCTGCTACATTATCTGGCGATGTGATACCAGTTCGAACAATGTTGTAAGCAATGTTTGTTTTCATGCTATAAGTGACAAAATCAAGGATATTTATCTTGAATTTAATACGTTTGTCCGAATTTTTGCCGAAAAAAAGAAGACTCAAATGGTCTTCAAAGTTTTTCATTATTGGTCTAACTGCCTTGTTATGCAAATACATCATCGCTTGCTCAAGGTCTTCCTTAATCAAAGCCGTATATGTGTCCACATTTACACCTAAAAACTTACCTAAATCCTTTTTGTATACATTTAGATATGCTAGGGTCTTTTCATCGTCTAACGGGCTTTTAAGCGTCTCTATTGAATATCCTTTTCCGAGTGGAATCATTTTAACTGACCTTGCATCATCGATGGATTCCAATTGATCTAAAATCTTTTTAATTAATTTGGACTGTGCACCGTTCTGTGGATTAATATGAGCATCTAACTTAAGTAAAAACGCTAGTAATCCACCTTTTTTATACTTGTCAGTTAAAGTTTTCTCAGCTGACATAACACCTTCGAGTGTATCTTTACCCAAATCAAGAATACCTTTTCCTTTTAAATGATCTGCACCAATGTTTTTCACATGACGAATCATGAATGATGGAATTTCTTCTCCATTTACTTTAAAATGTTCTATCAATCTATCATCCAATTCTGTATAAACATTAGATGCTAAATGTAATTGATCACCATCCAACACCGGAAAGATTTCACCTTGAAGTAAATAGGTATTAGTCATTAATTTAATAAATTCAGACTGTGTAAGATAGTTGTTTGGATTCTTTAAAACTTTAAGAGCTGAATCATTTTTAATTTCCTTACCTTCTTTGTCTTCCACAATAATCTCAGCTAACATCATTTGATTACTTATATCTTGTAGTAATTCATAAACATCACTAGATTCCAAGATATTATCAGCGCCTGCATATCTACCACCATAACGAACAGTATTATTAAAAATATCTTCGAACAAACCACGCTTTTCAGCTTGTTTAAATAAAAAATTTGAAAACCTGTCCCTTAAACCCAATTTCTCACCGCCTTTCTTAAACCGCATCTCCTTTACGGAAATTGTAAATGTTCTGTTTTATGGTACGGATTATCCTACTGTATTTTTCACAACTCTGCACATGATCTATTCTTTCAACTTCTTCAAAGAATTGGCATTTTCTTATAATTTCATCTATACCATTCACCTGCATTGCAACTTCATCATGCAATAAATGATACTTTTCATAAAGAATAGGTCGAACTTCATTTTGATATACCTTAAAATCAAATTCATCAGGTGCTCCACCATTACCACGATCGATTATTACAGTACTTTCTCCATTAATCTTGAGAATACGATTATAAATTTCTAAAGTTTCTTTTAGATCATTTCTTTTTTCCTTCATTTCTTCTCGTTTTATTTGTAGTTCTAATAAATCCTGTTGAACTTTCTTATTTCCTTTCTGAGTTAACCAGACCCCTGTTAATGTAACAATCCCTGTGGCAATAGAAGCAAACAATGGCATAAATTCTTTCATAATAACACTTCCTTATCAATTAATATTTATATTTAGTATAACTGATAAGAGAGAGATTAAGATTATCTATAAATGTCATCTAAGTATTCATCGTAATCTTCATCTGGAATAGCATCTTCCATCATATTCAATGTTTCTTTATGCCCAATTAACATGGCCACGAATCCATCAATATGCTCTGGTGACTTACGTTTAGATGGTGTTTTTAAATTATTTATATTTGTAATTATTTTTGCGTTACTTGCACAGAAAATAAGTAAAGGATTATCAGTTTTAATTCGATCTTGGAGCAATAAAATTTCAAAATCATCAAATGGTTCATTCATGTGAGTTGGATACTGCGGAACTTCTACACATTGAATTCCAAGCATTTCCCACTTTTCAACGAGTTTTTCAGCAAGTGCTGGATCAAAGTTTATTTGACGTAAATCAAAGTTCTCAAATACCCATTCCACATATTGATTTACCATTTCTTCATCAACTGTTTTCCCAGGACAAATTGTCACAAATCCCTTTTCAGCTAAAGCACGATAAGGAACATTCCTTTGCTGCTCTTTGTCTTCAATTCCAAACTCAGGAATAAAATACATTTGCTTAACAATTAAAATTGCATGCCCTTCAGCATCGTATGTAGGGATATTTATTGATACACAAGTTAAATCGGTACGTCTTGATAAATCCACACCGATAACGCAAGTTAAACCACTCACATCTTTTAAGTAATCTACGAGCATTTTATCCAGTTGATCTTTATCAAAATACGTTTCAGCATAGTTAACAAACACATCTAAATGCTTTGATAAAAACTCTGCTTTATTAAAGCTGTTATTTTGAGCTTCTTTAAATGCATTTTCAAGAAACTCCATGTTAACTGATACATCCATATTTGGATTAACTATCCGCCAAACATCGCGGTCTGTCCAGTCAAACTTTTTGTTCGGCTCATAGATCATCATGAACCAAGAGTCATCTTTATCATCTTTTAAAACTTCTTTTGCATAGGTATAAATTTGTGTTCCGAGCGAGCCGGTATTCTTTCCCGCTGTGGAAGTGATGATGTTGAGTGGTTCTTCCTGGGCAATTTGGGCTGAACGTAAGTTATCGTATTGTTCGCGGTCCATTTGAGCATGGACTTCATCAAAATAATTAATATACGGGTTTTTACCTTCGTTCCCAGCGTTATCTTTTGTAAGGACCTTAATTACATTTGCGTATTTAATATCGTCTTCCACAAATGTGTATTTAATTGACTTAATCGTATCTTCTTTACCTTTATAGATACGCGTATCCGGACGTAAATCAGGACTATTTTCAATCGTTAAAGCAATTGGCCCGGCTGCATTTTGACATTGTTCAAAAGTATTAGCGGAAATATAACAATCAGCTCCTTTTACACCTTCTCCGTACATCGCATAAATGACTGGTGAACCGCCCATAATTGTTTTTCCGTTTTTCTTTGGAACCTGCAAATAAGCCGTACGAATTACTCGCACCGCTTTACCATCTTCATTATATTTTTGCCATCCATAGATGTTAGCAAAGTAAAACTTTTGCCAGGACTCTAAAATCAATGGCTGCCCTGCCCATTTACCTTTTGCGTGTTTTAAGAATGTTTCAGTGAAATAAATCATTGCATTCGCTTTTTCAACATCGAACCAAATATCTTTTCGTTTCTTCCATTTCTTATATCGTTTGATTGCTAATTTAATAGAATCAGGATATAAATGTGGGGCTGCATCTACTTCCGAAACGAATATATCTGCATAATTTGTTTCAAAATCAATCATCGATTCAACCTCTGCCTAAATTCCAATAATTTGTTGTTATCAGTAGGCACCGTGAACTCTTTCTCTGCTTTTCCTTTTTCGAGAAGAACCCCACTTTTTTTGATTAAATCTTTGTTCTTCCCGTCCAGTCCTAATTGCCCCAGATACTTTGCTTTTTGTTTTGACCAAACTTCTACTTGTTGAGCTAACGGATGCTTTGATTCCTTCACATCACCATTTACATTCTTTGTTTTTTGGACTGTTGGAAAGTTTGAATTCTTCCACAACCCATATTTGACGCTGTATATCTCAACTGCATCAAGATAAACTTCAATCAATGGATCAAGCGCTGGCGAATAAGTTCCGGCTTCAACCAAAACATCCATAATGCGCTGCGCTTCTAATTCTTTTTTCTTTTCAGCTTCAATTACGACCTTCGATTTTCTGGCCATTCCTTAAATCACCACCTAAAAAAACGAATTTTTTTCAAAAAATCATTTTGAGGTGCGCGTTTGCACCCCCACTCCCTATCCCCCCGGTTAGGTAAAATTTATTAATTTGATAGGGGGGCTTATAATTTCCAATCAAACTTTTTCTTCTTTTCGTATATTGCATTTGTTTCTCTTTCCACAATTGGATGACATTTAGAACACAGTGTCATGATATTAGTTGCTTCTAACTTCAATGAAGGATTTATTTTAATTGGTACTATATGATGATGATGTGCTCTCTTACCAAAGACAAACAGCCCACATCGTTGACACAATCCTTTGTCTCGTTGATAACAGAATGACTTTAAATCTTCCCATGCTTTTGTACGATAGAATGATCTGTTCTTTGAATAGACAACTGTCTTCTTCTGTTTACGTTTATGATTGAGACAGTATCGTCCTTTATCGATTAATGTTTTACATCCTTGTTCAGCACAATACTTCATGATAATAATTCAATGATGTCTTCTTTCTTTTTAACATCAGCTGGAATCTCAACGTTAATCGATGCAGCATAATCATGTAATTGCTTCACTGTCATACCATTTAAATTAACTACTGTCTTATCAGGTTCACTTGATAAATCCATTCCTAAGATCATACTCTCAGGATTAACAGTTACTTCGAATCCTGGTTCTTCACCAGTTGGTACAAACAAAATTCGCTTTTCTTCTGAATCCCAATACTCTGTACCAGATATTGTTTTTCTTATTTCAATAATCATTTACCTAACACCACCTACGTAATTTTTATATAATAAAAAGACACTCAAGTAAGTGTCTTTAAATAACTTTATAATTCTATTGATTTACAAAAAACTTATTAAATCTTTGAATATCTATCTTCTTAGCTGTTTCTACATAAATACTATTCATTCTTTTTTCATCAATTTCTTTACCTTTTTTATTCTCTTCCTTTACTCTTCTCCACTCGGATTTAAGTATCACTTGTTGAAAATAAATTAAGTCCTCCACCCAAGCTACTATGTTTTCACCATTATACTTAGAAGTATCGCCATTACATAAAGCACTAACTATATCGTTCTGTATTAATATTAGTTTTTGAGTTGTAAGTTCTGTTGAATTTAGAAATAGAAATATACGAGAATGTAAATATGTGATTTCAGAGGAACGCTTTATTAACTCACCCTCATCAATACTTTCCATTCCTCTTCCTACCATTCGATCAAAATCATTCAGTTGCAGATGTGTTAGTTTAAGGAACTCACTAAAATTATCCCTTAAAGTATTTATCCAGTTAACTCTCTCTACACTTATTGAATCTATAAATCTATTTTCTTTAGATACTTTATTATTCTTCCAATTTAAAAATAAGTTAACAAAAGCAGCTACAACACCAACTAGCACCGTGGCTATGGCACCATAAATATAAATTAATGTCTTAGTATCCACACTTACATTTGAAGCACTAGCAACATACAACAAAGATATATTCTCCATCATATCCTCCTTAAATCGTTTTAATAAAATATTATCATGTGAATCAAAATTAAAACAATAGAAACATTGGATATATAAAGAGCAACCGTGCACCAGTTGCCCTTTCGTCAATTTCTTATGTTATTACTATAATTCATTTTTTCAATGGTTTCGATTCATTTTAGGAGTGAACCTAAATGATACCTTCTCGTTCTACGAATTTAATCAATCGAATTATTTCAGCATGTTTCTTTTTAATATGGCTAGAGCTATAACTAATTTCTTCAGCTATTTGCTCCAACGTCATACCGTCCACATATTTCATTTTTAGTATTTTATTATCCAAACCTCTGAACTTACTGATTAATTTTTTCAGTTTGTACATATCGTTCATCTTATGTGCTAATTCATATTCAATTGCTTCAATACGATTCTCTACTTTTGCACCTTCCGATTCAGCAGTTAAACGTACTTCTCGCAAATCACCACTGACCCAGCGTTTTAATTCAGCTTTTGTTTTGTCTAAGTTGTACTCTAAGTACTCAATATCTTCTTCTAATTTTTGATAGTCTTTCAGCCAGTCAAACAAATGATGATTCACCTACTTTCTTTTAAAACTCAATATATTACCAAACTATTCCTTTTAAATTTGCTATACTAATAAAAAAACAACTACGAAAGGATAAATTATGTCAAATAAACTAGATCCAAATTACTTTTTACTACAACTCGCATTATATAAATCCGTCCAATTTGACGAAGCAAGCGCTCCTGAGATAGCAAAATTAGTTGAAGAGCAACGCCAACTACAATTTGATTGTTACTGCATTGAGTGTAAAAAGGAATCTACTTTCAAATTTTTAGGAAGTAAATCTCGCATATCATATGACATTCATAACTATCCAAAGAACATAATGGATTTATTGAATTCTTATCCAGCTCCTTTAGACTTAGTATTTGAATGCCAAAGAGATGATTCTCATTTCTATTCCTTCATGTTCAGAATTACAGAGAATAAAATAACTAAAATCGGACAATACCCATCTATTGCTTCTTTAGAACTTCACTCTATAGAAAAATATCGAAAAATCCTAAAAAAAGATTACCGTGATTTTTCTACAGCTGTTGGGTTATACTCTCATGGGGTTGGAGCCGGTTCGTTTGTCTATCTTCGTAGAATTTTTGAAAATCTTATCCAAGAGTGTAGAATAGAAGCACAAAAAGATTCTTCATTTAATGATTCCGATTTTCAAGGATCTAAGATGGATAAAAAAATACTAATGTTAAAAGCTTATCTTCCAAGTTTTCTTGTTGAAAATAGAAAACTATATGGAATTTTAAGCAAAGGAATACATGAATTAGACGAACAAACATGTCTAGAGCTATTCCCTAATGTCAAAATTGCTATTGAGTTAATACTTGATGAAAAAATTCATCAACTTGAAAAGCAGAACAAAATACAATCAGCTAGGAATTTCATTGCAGCTACTGCTGAAAAATTTAAGAAATAAAACATTCGACCATCCTTTTTAGGGTGGTTTTATCTTTACTTTCTACTTGAAAACTAAAAACTTCATAAAACACATTTATTTTTCCTTCTAAGACGTTTTAATACTTGTACATCTATTTGTATTAAGAAAGAAATACAAACTCAAATCACTATGTTTCTGAAGGTCATTTATATGTCGAAACGTGTCGTTTATATTCAATTAACGCTTTTGTTAAATTCCTATTAACGATTCAAGAAAACTAATTTCCATTTCCTTTGAGATAATGTTTCCTCTTACCTTACCTAATGAAATGTATCCGTGCTTTGTCAGTTCTGTAGTTTCATAAGCGTCCTCACGCTCTTCTAGTTCCTTTATTTTTCTATCAAGATATTGGATTCTTGCTTTTATTTTATCTTCCATAAGCCACTCTCCATTTCTTATAAAATTCAAATTGTATTAATATCCTGAGCCGAAGCCCAGGACAGTTATTTATTCAGCAATCTTTTCTCCATCAACGATTTTCAACTGACCAGGAGCGACTTCTGTTGTTCCATCAGGATTAACGTTGTATTCTACACCTTCATGTGGCTCTTCATAAAACTCATCAATAGACATTTGAGAAGGCTCAAGAATAATATCAACATTTCCACCGGCGAAAGGATAAAGCTGATTTACTACACCTTTTGCATCACGTTTTACATTTAATTTAATTGCCGTTTTCTTGCTATCACGTTGAATATTAACGAACTCCGCACCTATTGGTTCAACTTCACTTTTCTCCACAGTTAGATGAACAATAGTACCTGGCATTTTTAATAAATCATCAGCATGTGGAAGTTCATCACTTAATACATGAAACTGTAAAACTTCCTTTTTATCGTCCTTTTGCATTTTCTTGAATAATACGTTCAATTGAATTTTAGTCATGGTTTATTTCTCCTTTAATTGTTTTAATTTCTATCAGATGACACCCTTCTTCAGATACTCACGAGCCATGTATAAGAAATGATGATATATGTAATTACCGGTTGTAGCAGGCTCAATAAATACTGTTGAAAATCCATATCGCACTTCAAATGTTTTTAAACTACCAAGTAACGCTTCTGGTTTGTATTGGCTTATATACTCACCTTTTAATATTTTGTGATAGCCTTGTAGATCTTCCACAAGTAGAACAAATGGATGTTTAGCAGCACGAATCAATTCATTTTCAAATCGCGTACGGTCTTTAATCGATTGAACCAATTCATCTACACCATTTTTTCTTTCTACCCCAGCACTTAGATAAATATCTCGTGTAATGCCCATTTCAGGATTCTTAGGAATTACCGCTGAATAATCGGCTGTATCAATTTTTCTAAGTCTGAATGGAACATTCTTTTTGCGAAAATAATCAAGTACATGTTGATTTTTCTGTTCCCTTGTATCCACCATAATTTCCAATGTATCGAGGATTTCTTTTAACTCTTTTTCTGAGTATCGATAATGTATAGCACTCATATTTATCGCTCCAATAACTTTGGGTTTTCATAAACGTTTCCAATAACCTCTAAATAGTCACCCGGAACATTATTTTCAAAGAAACAATCTGTCCCGCATTCATCGACAACTGTATATTCATACTCTCCTTCTAAATACAAATTAATCGGCACAGTCGCATATGCACCTGAACTATTAATCCAGCAAATAACATCAATATTTCCAAACTTGTCTTTTGTGATATCTAGTTCGTATAATTCACGACCATTTTTGTCTTTTGAACCTGTATATTGCATTACATTAAATGCTCGTTGTTCTGGTGTTCCAGGGAAGATCTCCCATGCAGGTAAATCGAAAATTTCTCCCCAACCCATCATTTTTTTACTCATTACATTCCAAACCCTGAATTGATATCTCATCTTCATGCCCCTTTCCTAAAGTGCGACATTGCACGATTGAATATTTCTTGTGAAAGCTCGTCCGTTAATTTATTTTCATAGTTGGCCACAGATTCTTTTACATATAGCCAACCATTAATTGAGAAGTTTAATGTTAATTCCATAACTAATCTTGCTGCAGCTTCATCATGATTGAACCAATCATTTATTTTTGAATTCATGTCTTGCTCAACACCGATAAAGAAATTAATAATCTTATCTATTGTTTGTTTTACCGCATGATCTTGGTCCGAATAATCACCTTGCAAATATTTAATAATCCGTAGCTTGTATTCTTTAATAACTGATTCAATTTCAGGAGCAATCTTTTCATGATTTTCAATATATAAATCATTTCCATCAAGAACGAGCTCCGCTCCCATCGATTGAACATCAGCACATATTTGTTTTGGATGCATATTACACCTCTTTTTCTAAAAGGGTTATCAAGGGTTACTAAGTTTTTTATTCAGTAACCCACTACAAAACCAGTCATACCAAGGGTTTAAGACTCTTTTTAGTCATCAGGGTTACTAAGATTACTTGGTTATCTATTAAAGCCCTATATATATATTATTTTTTTATTTATTTATTTTCTTATAGGCTGTTATAGAAAATTCAGTAACCCTCAGTAACCCATAAACTATAAACATTGATATAACAATGTTTATAAGGGTTATTGAAAAAATAGTTTAGTAACCCTTAGTAACCCAAAATCAAACTTTTTTCCTTTTTATAGGAGTTATGTTGTCCTTCTCTTCTTTTTCCTCACCAGAAAATAGACTAGCTCCTGCAAATTCGTTTAATGTCATTCCATGAATAAAGGTTTTATTTTTTGATCCTTTTTCTTTTTTAAAACCACGTATTTCTAATTGGCGATAAAAAGCACGATTCTTTAAATCCATTTCATTATTTTGATAGCACCATTTTGTATAATTTTCATAAAGTAACTTCGCTTCAACTCTTGCTGTCGAATACACCGCACAATTTTCATCGATAAATGGTCCAAGTATATCCATGTCCTCACGATATTCTGCGGTCGCTGCCTTCACGGCTTCAGGAGCACGTAACCCTTCAGCCTGCCACTTCATGCAGCCCTCAACAGCCCATCGCAAAACACCTGGCATTTCTTTTGCTAATTTATCAGGTAGATCATAATCAATCTTGTCTTTCGGTATCGTTACGGTAAATGGAATAAGCATAATCCTTCTCCAAATACCTTCATCGGAACCTTTAACAATCGGCTTATGGTTGGTAGTGAAAAATACTTTAAACTCCGGTGTAAATTCAAAGTACTCCTGACGTAAGAAACGTGCTGACATTTTTTCTCCACCAGTGATTTGTTTAACCAAGGCTTCAGATAATTGTTGCCCTTCTTCACTCTCGACGGCCGATACAAAACGGGCTCCATCAAGTCGAGCAACATCGTTATTAATGCCTGAGTCATTTCTCTTTTTCAAGAAAGTATCACTGTTCGTCTGCCTACCATAATCACCAAGTAAATCTTGAATGATGTTAATAAAAGTAGATTTACCATTTCGGCCATTACCGAATAAGAAAAACATTACTTGCTCTTTTGTTACACCTGTTAATGAATAACCGATTGCTTTTTGTAAATAATTAATAAGCTCATGATCCGCTTCACCGGTATGTGTTTTAAAAATACTTTCCAAGAAAGCTTTCCAGTTTGGACACTCAGCATTTTTGTCATACTTAATTGGAGAAAGTTTTGTTAATAACAAGTCACGATCATGTGATAATAATTCACCAGTCTTTAAATCGATAACTCCGTTATCACAGTTAAAAAGAAAACTATGAGAATCTAATTCTTTTTTTCTAACTGACACCATTGGCTTTACATCCAATATGCTATTTATTCTTATTGACCGTCTTTCACATTTCTTTGCCCAATCATGTAACATCTTTGATTGGTATTTATCTTCTGTAGCTTTCGCTTCTCCATATATAGCTCTAAGTGTTTTGGCCGTAATGGCTTCAATCTGCCGTTTACTATCCTCTTGCCAATGCTTGCCGTTCCATATAAGCCATTCCAATTCATTGCAATAACGAACATTTTCGCCATGATAATATGCAATACGCTCCGCATTTCCTAACTCAGTCAAATGAAACTTTGGAGCTTCATCGATAATTTCCTCAGTATCTTCAATTGAGTTATCGGAAATATAAACTTCATACTTTTTCTCTTCAGGTGGTTCATAATCAGCAATTGTGGAAGGCGTAGAAAGGATTGCTGTATCAATTGTCATTTGTCCATATGTACGGCCATCACTTGAATGTGGCTTATCCCACTTCTCACGAAGTAATGACGACTCTCTAAACATTGAATCCATCTTTGCAGCATCTTTATCCGTCCAAAATGCTAGATGATTACATAAAGCCATATCAGTTGAAGAATGGTCACCGTTAATCAACATGCCCTGGAATAAATCTTTAATGGCTGCACCGCTTTTACTATCAAACATTCGCTCCCATAATTCTGCATTTGATAGGCTAGTAATATCTGCTCGTTCAAATGAAGTAGCATTTTGTTTCTTTTCAGGCTTTGGTTTTTCTTTCAAATACTTCTCAAATAAAACTTTTAATTCATCCGTTCTCTCTTCCACAGGAACTTGATCTAAGCAATCACCGGTGAAAGTAAAATACCGTCCGTGTCTGTATACTTCTAATCCGATATCAACATTTTTCCGTCCTGTACCTGGCCCTTTTAATGGCAGCTTACCTTTTGCAATAATATGGATGCCATCACCACTTGGTGAATATTCCGTGTAACTATTTACAGTTTCAATAACATCCTCAGCTATGCTTGTAAGAGCACCTTCTTGGATACAATGGTCAATATCTATTCCAATGAATGGATCATCCTTTGAAAACATGAATCCAATTCCGTCATAATCTCCTTGTTCATAGAATTTTATGATTGTCGGGAACGTTGACCAGCTCCGCTTATTATTTGATTGAGCCATTTCCCCATTGATTTGATAAGGAACTTTTGTTTTCTTACCGTTTCTTACTTCTGACCGCCATAAGATCCAATGAGGAGTGTTTTTAAGCTCTGCCGGTATTTGATTAAATTTATATCTCATTTGATTTTCTCCCTTTGGAAAAGGGAGCCGTTAGTAGCCCCCTCCTATTTGAATCTTGTTAATTAATTTTTAGAATGGTACATCATCATCTGAAATTTCAATAGTAGTATTAGGTACCGCAACTTCTGATACTTTAAAACCATTTACTTGCGGATACTTTTTACCGTTGTACTCACGCTCACCTACTACTAATCGCAATGGTTTATTAAGGAATGTATCAGCCCATTCTTTATAGCTGCTAAATTGCATTCCATCCGGGAATTGTGCTGCCTTTGATGCTGCTTGGAATCTCCACATCGCTTTATCCGTAACAGTGAAGTTATCAAATAAAAGCTTTTGCCCTTGGAATGGCTGCTCTATATCGCTACGAATCTCATAATCAACTACTACTTGATTATTTCCTGAAGTTGCTGCTTGTTTTAATTCATAATTAACAACCGTTACTTCATATTCACCTGGTTTAATTACCTCAAATTCTGTTGCTTGACTGTGATCTACTTTAAACATTATTTTTCCTCCTTGTTGTTAAAAGCTTGTAATCTTTCTAATGCAACTTTTAAATATTTCATATTGAAATCTTCAAGTTTTTGATTAGTTTTAAATTCAATTTCAGAAAGCATTTTCGTTGCTTCATCACTCGTACTAGCAATTTCTTTAATTTGTGCAATAAGATTGTTTCTTTCATTTTCTTCCTCGGTTTTCACATCAACACCCAACTCAAGCCATTTGTACAATTTGCGACCTACTTCAGCAGTAATCTTCTGTGGATGTCCTTCGAACATTTGCGTATTATCCTTTGAAGTATCCGCTATATGGTCAATATCGATGACAAAATTAAGCATGAATTCATATTCCATTTCATCTTTTTGTACCGGTTTA